CATATTGTCAAGAGTTCTGAAAGAACACTGGGTGAATGTTTAAGAACAGCGAAAAATACTCACCCGCTGCAAACCATTACCTAGAGTATGGGTTTTACACTGATGCTATACCAGGCACTAGAGAATACTACGACTACTGGGACGAACAAAAGGAAAGATGCTTACAGGGACATCTAGACATTACAGGATACCACTACTTTTATCTAAATTTCTGCCCTATCGACCGAGTCGTAGACGACTTCCTGGCAGATGGTACCAAGATCGCCCGAAGAGACAGAACATTTCCTGCCTTCTACGACGGAGACCACCACTACTTCACTGCGGTAGACGAAGCCAGAAAAACAAACAGACACCTAGTCGTACTAAAAGCTAGACGTAAGGGCTTCTCGTATAAGGCTGGTGCAATGCTAGCTAGGAACTACTTCTTAATGCGTAACTCTAAGAACTACGTATTCGCATCACAGAAAGAATACCTCATCGGGGACGGTCTGCTCTCCAAAGCATGGGACTTTTTATCCTTCATCGATGACAATACAGCGTGGACACAGCCAAGACTGCGTGACAGAGAGATGCATAAGCAGTCAGGGTACAAAAAGAACGTAAACGGAGCAGATGTAGAGCTTGGTATGAAATCACAAATCATTGGGGTATCTCTGAAAGACAACCCAGACAAGGTTCGTGGTAAAGCAGGTGATCTGATTTTCTTTGAGGAAGCAGGCTCGTTCGGGGGACTACTGAAAGCCTGGGAAGTAGCCATGCCTACAATGCGTCAAGGCTCCAAAACACTTGGAACCATGATAGCATTCGGTACAGGTGGTGAGGAAGGTAGCGGATTTGAGGGTATGGAAGAATTGTTCTACCACCCTGACTCCTATGACTGCATAGCATTTGACAACACGTGGGATGCAGGAGCTATGGGCACACAATGCGGATACTTTGTACCTATACAACAAAACCTAGATGGGTTCATAGACGACGATGGGAACTCACTGGTAGAAGAAGCAAAGAAACATGAGGAAATACAGAGGGAGAAGAAGAAGGGGGCAAATGACCCAAAGGCACTTGACCAGTACGTCGCGGAGCACCCGTTCACACCGCAGGAAGCAACTCTACAAGTTACCTCCAACCTCTTTGATGTTAATTCTCTTAAAGAGCAGTATAACAAGATTAAGGTTCACGGGCTTGACTCCGAGGGAACAGCTGGGGTAATGTACTACGACAAGAATGGGAAGAGTTCATTCCGCCCATCAACAGATGTAAGCGCTATACACAAGTTCCCACACAGGAAAGGTGACAAAATAGATGGGGCTATCGTTTTATATGAATCTCCGTATACAACAAAGGAGGGAGAAGTCCCACATAATTTGTATATTATATGCCATGACCCATATGCGCAGTCTAAATCGACAAGCAATGAGTCACTTGGAGCAGCATACGTAATCAAACGACCGAATAACCTATCCAAACCGGATGATATAATTGTAGCAAGCTATGTTGGAAGACCTACGACACAAGATGAATACAACCGGAATCTATTTATGCTGGCGGAATACTACAACGCCAAAATCGGGTTCGAGAACGACCGCGGAGAGCTTATTGCTTACGCGAAGAGATATCGTAAGCTACATAAGCTACAGGAGGAATTTGAGATGTTGGATAAGAAAGAACTCAGATCCAGGAATGTGAAGCGTCAGTACGGTATGCACATGACCGAGCAACGTAAACGCCAAGGTGAGCTATATATAAGAGACTGGCTAATAACACCAAGGCATACTGACGAAGATGGGAATGTAACTCTCAACCTTCACAAGATATATGATGCAGGACTCCTACAGGAGCTAATCAAGTTCAATCACAGAGGGAACTTTGACCGAGTTATGGCTTTTATGGTGGGCATGTACCACACGCGAGAGCTATATAATAGAGAGGTGGTAGAAATCCTGGAGGACAGGTCTACCGATGACTGGTTTGATCGTATTTATAAGTAATTTTGCACGAATGTATGGGACTCACGATATACCTAAACAGAGGATACCACTTAGTAAGAAGAACAAGAAATGGAGAGAAGGGTGCGTAGACGCATTCATCAACATCTCCAAGTTTGGTCTATCAGAACGTAGAAGCAGGCTCAAAAGTCTGTACGAATACTACAACGGGACAATAGATGAGACCGATTATAAGTACGTTTTAAAGCCCTACGGTAAGACGCGTGCTAACTTCCCCTCAAAGCTCCGTAATTATCCCATAATCAAGCCTATTATAGACCTCCTGCTGGGGGAAAAGGCCAAGAGACCACTGAACTACACAGTGACTGTGAAGAATGCAGACTCTGTGTCACAAAAAGAAGACGCTAAGAAGCAAGCGCTCTTTGCACAGGTGCAGAAAATGTACCTAAGCAAGCTTGCAGAGAACGAGGACCTGAATATACCTCAGTCTGAGGAAGAGATACAGCTGCCCCCGCAGATTGCGGAAGAGTTTGACAGAACCTACGTAGACAACAGAGCTATTACGGGGCAGAAAGCCATCAACTACATTATGCATCAGGAAGAGATGTATGATAAGTTCCAAAGAGGGTTCTTTGACTACTTGGTTACAGGAGAAGTGTACTCCCACAAAGGGGTGCGAAGGAACGAGCCCTTTTACGAGATACTCAACCCGCTTGATATAGACTACGACAAAGATCCCGACATTGAGTTTGTGGAGGACGGGGATTGGGCTATCATACGGAAGTTCTCGCACGCATCTACAATCATAGACAACTTTGGGGACTACCTAACACCAGAACAAGTGTTAGAGTTGGAGAACCCGCAGCACATGTCTACCGAATCGTACCTGCTGTACAGATCAGAAGCTACAGGAGCGGACGACAACATAGCACGTAACAGACTTATCGAGGTCGTTACAGTATACTGGAAGAGCCGCAAGCGTATTGGGTTTGTTGAGTACATCGATGAGAATACCGGTATGATGGAGATGATGCAGGTGGATGAGGGATTCCGAATGCCTGCAGACATGAAGGAGAGAGGCGCCAAAATCAAATACGAGTGGGTAAATGAGGTATGGCAGGGCACAAAGATTGATGGTAGGTTCTACGTCAAAGTATCCCCCATCTCTAACCAACGGACGTCGTTGGATAACCCATCTATCTGCAAGCTCCCAATCAACGGCAGGAAGTACTCGGACATTAATGCTCAGAACATTTCCCTGGTTAGCTTGGGAGTACCGTTCCAGCTTAACTACAACATATTCAAGTACCGTATGGAGCTGGCTATTGCACGCTCTAAGGACATCATAGCACAGTTCGATATCAATATGATACCCAAGAAGTGGGACATGGATAAGTTCATGTACTTCGTAGAGGGTACTGGTATTGCGTGGGTTGACTACAACAAAGAGGGCATACAGCTATCACCCCAGCACCAGTCAGTGCTAGATATGTCGATCAAAACCATTGACCAGTACCTGGGATTGCTTGAGTCCATCATGCAGGAATGGGAAAAGATATCAGGAGTAAATAGACAACGTCAGGGAAGCATTGGAACTTATGAAGGAAAAGCCACGTCGCAGCAAGCTATTGTTCAGTCCTCGCACATTACAGAAGATCTTTTCCGCAAATTCTCACGATTTGAGCAGCGTGAACTCCAGGGCCTATTGGATTACTCTAAGGAAGCGTGGATTACGGGCAAGAAAGCAATGTACGTCATGCCCGACATGAACTCTCAGTTCTTGGAGGTAGATGCATTTGAGCATATGGAAAGCGAGTACGGGGTATTCATATCCGACTCTGGTAGAGATCAAGATAAACTTCAGCAGGCTAAAGGGCTTTCTCAGGCTATGATACAGAATGGGGTGCCGGCATCTGCAGTCTTGGATCTGTTTGATACAGAGAACTACGCAGGGATTAAGGACAAGATTACCAAAGCTGAAAAGGCTCAGAAAGAACTGGAGCAGCAACAACAGCAAGCTCAGCAACAAGCTCAGATAGAGCAGCAGAAAACTGCACAGATGAAGATCCAGCAGGATGCCATCGACAAAGAGAAGGATAGACAGTTGGAGATAGAGGTAGCTCTTATCAAAGCAGAAGCCTCAGACGCAGATGGTAGACTTGACATAGAGATGGAAAAGATGCAGAGACAGTTCGAACTCAAGGAGAGAGAACTGAATCTTAAGCAACAAGCTCTAGACAAAGAGGGTGATCTGAGACCAGACGGAGCATGAACAACGCAGAACGTAGACAACTACTGAACAGGTTTAAGGGCTCCGGTATGGAGGGCTCTATACTTGACGTATTCAAAGCCTACGAACAAGGGCAAGACCTTATAGCGGAACACTATCAACAAAAGAAAGAACAAGAACCTGTAGAGCTGTCCAGCCCGCAGGAACAGAAACAAGGGCTAAGGCCCTATCACGAAGCCGGGGATTTGGACCGTTCAGCAGTTTTCAAGGACGTGCCTCCTAATACCCCATTCAACACTCACGGGATGAAGGTCCCTATCAACATAGAGAAGTATAATGAGCAGGGACATCTAGTAGAATCGCACAAGAGCGTTCCCCCCGGCATTAGTGATATACCCACAGGACCTCATAGAGGTGACGTAATAGAGACCCCAGCAAAAGGCTACAGAGATGGGGGAGTAGTTAAATACGCAGAAGGAGGACCGAAGGGAGAACCAGCTGCAGATTTAGAAGGTAGAGAGGATAGATTAGCCCTTGCAGCAGCCAATCAACAAAACAGATTTACCAGCCCGGCTACTCAAGAAACGATGAAAGAGGATGACCCAAGAGTAGAGGGATATATCGAAGATACTTTATTTAAAAACGTCGGCTATAAGGGCGATTCCGTCGATGATCCATGGTCTGCCGCTGCAGTGAGTGATTTAGCAGTAGCTTTTGACCCCGAGTTTAAGGGCAGTGCAACGCACTCACAGTATATAAACAGGGCATTTAAGCAAGAGGGGAATTACCGTGCTGAAAAAATTACATCGGGGGATGACTCCTTTGCTGCTGGAGATATTCTATTTCAAGGAAGACGTGACAGAAAAGGAAACCCTATCGGTCCTCAGAATTTTCGTCAGTTTAAAAGAGCAGGTAAAGGAAAAGGTAAATACGCTGAGGGGTACGGTTCCCACTCCGACATTATAACCAGCACTGGGGTAGACAAGGACGGTAGAAAATACTACAACGTGCAAGGAGGAAATGTAGGAAACACTTTGAGTACAAAACGCATGTACGCAGAGGATATAGAGAAGTCATACCCTGGTAGACTTACCCAAGGTTCTGGACTCAGAAGCGGGGGAGTGCGATATAGTAATAAGAGATATAAAAGATAATTATACATACTCAAACCAACACACTTTAAATAAATTTGCAACATGCAACCAAACGACAAATTAGATTTTAGCGCCATTTCTTTCGACGATATGTTGGGAGACGGCATAGAAACGGCTCCTCAAGACGTTGAGGAAGTAACACCAGAAGAAGTAGAAATTGTAGACGAAGATATCCCAAACCCTGAACAGGGTGATGAAGATCAAGAGGACTACGTAGACGATGACTATGACTATGACAATGATGATGAAGAGAGTACAGTAGAAGATGAAGTTGAGCTAGAGGATCTACCTATAGCCGACCAAATTTCTACAGTTCTTGGATTGGAACTGGAGTCAGAATATGACGACACTGTAGAGGGACTTACAAACTTCGTAAGAGACATGTCTCAGGAAGTAGCAGAAGAGCAACTGCAGGGTTTGTTTGAAGAGTTCCCCGAAGTACAACGCCACTTGGACTACGTACTTGCAGGGGGTGACCCAGAACAGTTCTACGCTACTCACAACCCACAGGCAAACTATGGCAACATTGAAATGTCTCAGGGTGACATTACTCTGCAAAGAGCAATGCTCGGTGAGTACTTCAAGTCAGCAGGACATCCTGAGGATTTTATTGTAGACGTACTTAACGACTACGAAGAATCTGGAAAGCTCTTCGGCAAAGCACAAGCTGCTCAGCAACATCTAGCAGCAGCACAAGCTGAAGAGAAAGAGCAGATGTACCAAGCACAGCTTGAACAGCAACAGAAAGCCGAAGCAGAACAAGATGAGTTCTGGGATGGCGTTGCGGGAGTCATAGAAGAAGGAAATGAATTTGCAGGTATTCGCATACCTGATAACGATAAACAAGAGTTCTTTGATTACATATCTGCACCTGTAGATGATCAAGGAAATACTCAAAGAGACTTAGACTACGCAGAGGCGGACATGGACATTAAACTCGCCATCGACTACTTGATGTATAGCGGATTCAATCTCTCAGACATTATTGATACGAAAGCTCGTACCAAGAGTGTGGAGAACTTGAGATCTAGAATACAGACAAATGAGGAACGAGTGAAGAGTGCGCGTAAGGCTCAACGTAGACAGAAAACATTTGATCCAGATCAACTGGACATAAACGCGCTTTTTTAAACAAGCAATCTAACTTTTAAAATAAACAATCATGGCATTGACTAATGTACTAAAGACGTACTACAATGACTCGCAGATGACTGACACGAACTCGTTGGTCAATGCGTTGATGGAGAAGCCCGAGGAGCTCTCTCCAATTATCACGCACCTCGCAGGTCGTGAAGAGAAGAAGTTCCCACTGTCCTTTATGACAGAGGGAGTTGGTAACACTAAATCTATCGATCGTTTCGAATACGAGTACCGGGTGAAGACTCACGAGGTAAACGTTCGTCCGGTTATAGCTGCTAGCGGAACAGGAGCAGGTGGTGCAACGTTCACTATCACTTTCCCAGACCGTTGGTTTGTATTCCCATACACACTCGTTTCTGAGAGCGGTGTTCTTGCACGTATCATGGAGGAGCCACGTCAAGTGTCTGGCGGATACCAGTACACAATGAAGTTGGTATCTCCAGATCAAGCTGCTTTGGCTGCTACAGATACTAGTGGTGATCTTTCCCCAGGCTCAATGTGGGGTCAGCTCTATGCTAACGTAGGTATTGACTTCTCACGCGGAAACGCTTCTAACTGGAGTGCACCCGGGTTGGTGAGATCTAAGATTGGTACTATCCGTAAGTCATACCAGTTCTCTGGTAATGCTAAGGACTACGTTGCTCAGTTTGAGCTCCCCTTGAAGGAAGGTTCTTCTACCAAGTTGTGGATGGACTACGAAGAGTATCGTCACATGTTGAAGTTTAAGGAAGAGTGTGAGATGTACTACTGGTATGGCCAGAAGACTCATGACTCTACCGGTAGAACCAACATGGTGGACGAGAACGGTCAGCCAGTTGTTTCTGGTCCTGGTTTGTTCGAGCAGATCATCAACAAAGACACTTACTCTACGCTTACACAGCAGAAGATTGAGGACGTCATTGGTGACTTGTTCTACGGTATGACTGACGCTACTGACAAGCAGGTGACATTGTTTACAGGTATTGGTGGTGCACGTGAATTCGATAAGGCTTTGCGTAACTACTACAGCTCAGGTACGTCATCTACAAGTGCAGGGTCAACTAGAAACTACTTGAACACGGCAGAGTCTAAGTTCATCACAGGTAGTGGACGTAGCCTTGGAATCACTGGTTACTTCAACTCGTACGATCACATTGATGGTCATACAGTGAATGTAGTTAAGGTTCCATTGTTTGACCATGGTCCTGTTGCTCAGGCTTCTCGTAAGCACCCTGACACTGGATTGCCTCTCGAGTCGTACAGAATGACCTTCGTTGATCAGTCTACCTATGACGGAGAGAACAACCTCCAGATGATCAATAAGAAGGGTCGTGAGATGTTGCGTTGGGCTGTTGCTGGTTCTGTTGTGCCTAAGGGCTTCACAGGGTCTGACACCCGCGCTAGTGATATAGACGGTGCTTCTGTGCACATGTTGAAGACAGCTGGTATCCTGCTCCGCAGATTCGATACTTCGCTTGATTTGACTTGCACTGCATCGTAATTTGTGTTTGGTTTGCATAGGGGGGATTGGTTAAACTTTCCCCCCGCTTGCAACCACTACACTACTAAACCAAACATTAAGTTATTCTTTGACTATAAAAGAACAGCTTAGTTATTCTTTCTAAACTTTAAAAGAACATGAGAAAAATTTACGTCAGACGAAAGGAGATTAATAGTTTCCTGCCAAAGGAGGTCCGAGTAGGAGCTCGCGTCACAATCGGTTCTATATTTGTAGGACGTCAACCACTCAAAGGAGTGGAAGGAGAAGAGGCCAAAGAATACCTACCACGTATTATAGGTCTACCGTACGATCATCCAGATTTCCCTGCTAGGGAAAAGGATTACTGGGCCAGTTTGCGAGTTAAAGTCCCATTCGAAGGAAAGGAGCTTGACATCACTACTACTGAAGATGGTAAAGCCGTCAACCCAGAAGATTACATTACATACAAGTGGTGTATGAAACATCGGCAGGTTGCTGAGAGTAAGTCTGAGATGGAGTCGGTCTCCGGAAAGAGATTCTACATATATGATCCTCAAAAGGATCTTCTTAAGAAGAACAAAAGGGTTCAGGTTTCTAAGGACGCTGACAAAGAATTTATCAAAGCATCATCGGATGTAGCAAGAATGAAGAGATTGCTTCGGGTAATTAGCAATACTGACCCAGACAAGCTGTCTAACTTGGAGATTGAAAACAACTTGTATGAGTTGAAGACAAGCTCTCCAGATAAATTCTTGAAAGCGGCCTTGGATAAGGATTTGGATCTCAGAGATGAGATTGCAGAAATGGTACAAAAGGATATCATACGTAAGATAGGAAACCAGCACATCCACGGTGATGAAACATTGGGTGAGAACATAGCTGATACTATCGTATATTTTAAGAACAAGAAAAACTCCGGTGCGATAAATGCACTTAGAGCAAAACTTAAGGAAGTAAAGTGACAATACAAGAGATGCATATAGCGGTCAACCTGGGGGTCCAAAAGCTTGGGTCTTTCCAGGTTGACAATCTCTTACCTGAAGAGATCGACCATGAGTTGAACATGGCGCAAAGAAGGTTTATCAAGCAGAGATACTCTGCGTTGAGCAATCCAAAGCGCCGTGGTTTTGAGCAATCACAGAAACGATTGGACGATCTGCGTAATCTCGTAGAAGATTACTACCAAAACCTGCCTAGTTACATGGGCGCTGTGTATACATCTAAGGGTTCGGGAGACGTATTTGCCTACAGGGCAAAGTTCCCCACAGATTACATGCATTTGATTAACGTTAGAGCCAAGGTGTTCTACGAATGCAATATCGATAGAAATGTACCCTTTGAAACATTTAGAAAAGAGTACTACTACTTGAGAGTACCAATCAACCAACCTATACGGGGTTACATTCTAGTAGACATCAGCGTTGCTAACGCTGCGGGGGCTTTAACTAGTGTTAAGTCTAATCTTGGGGGAATCACAATAGACTCTATCCGTAATGGAGTTTACGGAGAAGAGATAACACCAAGCCTGTCACCCAACGACGGGTTTTCTGATTTGACAGCTCCTACGATTACAGCAGACTCCCCCGTGGCAGATGCCAACGAGATATTCTTTAAGAGAGAAGCTGCTTTTACTCAGCTGAGCGATGTATCTATTCCCGGTGTGGTAGGGGCATATGCAGTGTTGCGTTGGAAGCACCCACTTACAGATGATGTAATTGACATAAACGTCAACCAAGGACCACTGGTGATAGATGAGGTATTAAGAGAAGTTACCCCTGAGATCGTAGAAGATAACCCAACACTGAAGCTAAAGAGAACACTTTGTAAGTACTCTCAACACGATGACTTGTACGCTATACTAGATGATCCGTTTAATACAACAAAAAACTCGGCACCTTTGTATACAATACAGGAAAACTTCGTAGATTTGTACACAGGTTCTAGTTTTATCCCACAGGATATCTTTATAAAGTATTTACGGAGACCAGCCCTCATGAGTTATTCAAGAGGCATTGGCTCCGAACTGCCAGAACACACACATGACGAAGTCATAGAAATGGCAGTTAAAAGCATCTTGGAGACAATTGAGTCACCAAGGTATCAGTCACAATCTGGGGAAGTCCTGGAGAGTGAATAATGTTTAACGATTCAATCAAACAATTATGAATCAAGTTTTTATTTCGAATCATATGGCCGGAATCCAGGCCAATGCCGATCACGCTCTTTGGGGTTCTTTGGCGCATACAGCTGGGGCCGCTGATGGCCACGCCGCCTGCATGGTAGGCATCTGGGATCCATATGCACAGGCGTTTCTTGACGGTACCACAAAAGGACTGTCTCTTATAAACCCACAAAACGTTGCTGCTCTTACAGCTGCAGGTAGTCCTGCTCACGCTAATGCTGCAGAGATTTGGGACGTAGTTCAACAAGGTACTATCATTGCTGATGGTACTGATATCGCAGGAGGTCAGGAAATAGCTAACGTTACTCCTACTAGCCCTCAGTGGTTGAACAGAGCATTCCAGATTGTGCAGGCTATGCCTAGCGGTAATGCAGTTGCTTCACCTATCATTCACACTAACCAAGTCAAAAGGTTGAAGTGGGATGTTAATATTGCACCGGTTAAGCACAAGTTGGATATTGACACTGACGCAGGTCTTGATGTTGGTGCTACCGTTGCAGCAGGTGACGTTATGAATCTAGTATTGAATGTGCGTTTCCCCCACGATGCTGCATTCTACGAAGCTCAGATTAACCCAAGCGGTGCTGTAACTTCTGTTACTCCTGCTCTGTCTGCTGCTTTTGACAATCCTAAGCGTATTTATAAAGTAGAAGCTATTGCTACAAATGCTACTGCTGCTACTCAGTCTGGTGTTCTTGTTGATGCTATTAATGCTCACAGTCAGGTTAGTCAACTTGTTACTGCTGCAGATGATGGTAGTGGTCTCACTTTGGAAGCTAAATTCTTCGGTATGATCATCGATGCTACAGTTACTAAAAATGGTGACAAAGCAGGTGTTGTTAGTGATGAAGCAGACATGACTATCGGTGTTGGTTCTTTTGCAGAAGCTCTCTCTGCTGAGAAGAAGGCACAATACTCACAGGGACACTTCAACAGAATGTACCTCCCAACAGGTGGGGTGACTAGTGCATCAGCAACTGCTGGTGGATTGTCTTCTGCAACAGTTCTTTACAACAGACTTACTCTCGAGTATGTGAACTCTAATGGCACAATGCCTGGATTTAACAGTCAAGGCAATACCAGTACTGCTACTTTGTACGTGCCTAAAGCTACTTATGCTGACCAAGCTAATCAGCTTGCAGTGGAGGCAGCCTTTGGACTCATCGATGCTACAGCAGCTAACGAGTTCAACTGGTAATAACTAACCTATAAATTAATGGGGGAGCAATTGGGCTCCCCCCTTAATACTTCTAATCATGGCGTCAAGAAACATACACGGAGATTCAAAAGTCAGAGTAAAAGCATCTGCCCTTAAGGCACGTGGTAGATACACGGTTCAACTAAACAACCTAGTTACAGGTGAATCAAAAACTTTCCAAGCCAACTCTATAGCGGGTAAGCTGCAGAAGACTGTAGCGTTTCGTGGTTCCGGGGTTACTACAACAATAATCAAAGATTCAAAGGGTAGGGTTGTTAAGCAAAGCTCCCAAGTAGGTACCGCAGAAATTGATTGTTGTATAGCAAAGTTGGTTCATGATGCAATCAATTGCACATGCCAATGCAACAAGTGTAACGAAGATCTTAAGAGAGCAGAGACTATATATCTGCTGCTCCAGTCTGCAAAGCATGAAGCTCAGGTTCTGAACAACCCAGAGATGGCTGCAGATAAGGTTTTGAAAGCAAAAGAATTGTGTACAGAGGTCTGCGCTTGCGGCTGCTAAAAAGTATCGTATATGTCATCAGGAAAGCTATATTATGTACTCCCCTCGAAAATAGGTTTGGACGTTGTTATAGGCGGGGCTACAGCTGCCAGCACAACAGTCTTTGCCCCACACAAAGTTCTCCCAGACCACAATGGTGGTAAACTTGTAGAGCTGACTGGTAATGGGACTAATATTGCAGCTGGAGTTAAAACTTTGGACCCCCTAAACCTATACTATGAAACAATAGTAGGGGTAGTACCAAAGAGGATATACAGCCCACTGCTGGGTTCGGCTAGCATTACCCTAACCGAGGGTAACATGGATGACTATATTCAAGAGATTGATTATAGATACCTGGATAACGGACATAGGGCAATAAGTATTGTATACAAAAGCGGTGCTTTTAGTATGACTACTAATAGTTACCCCGAACTGAAGATGATAGAATTTGATATTCTATTTACAAATCCCAAGATACCAGAAGGTAATGATAGCTTTGCTAGGGGCAGAACCCCCACACAAACGTCGCAGACAGTAAGACAATATATCGTACCTGCAAAGTACGTAGATGGGGTAGATGCCGGTGACTCTGGATTTGAGTTTGACTATACTCAAATGTTTGACTTTAGTGAAATCCCATTCAGCCGAGGTACGGGAGAGCCCAAAAGGGCCGACAAAAACTTTGGGGGTATTAAACTAACAAATGGGGGAACAGACAAAGGATGTCTTCACTTTGACACTTATTCTTACACAGATCATAAGTGGGACAGTGACTTTACCTTACGTCCCACCGGTGCAGGCAAAGGTTTTTTCAGCGTTTCGCCCCTATTCCCAAATATAGATGGTTTTGACTATGCGGATACAAACAGTTATCTTACAGTCTCTCTAGATGATGATAACCCAATAGCGATAGAGACAGGACTTACATCTGTAAAAACCAACTCCAATACCTTTAACTACCGTATTAATCAGACATCCCGGGCGGGATATGGAATGGGGGCTATAGGTAGTGGTCAGATAGATGGGGGGAGTATAGGTAAACTTATCAACCCCTTGGGGGATATACAATTCCACACTGACGATGTAGACGATCTATATAAGCTTGGAAATCACTGTTACAGAACCATTACATGGATGGACTACCACCTAACTGGTTTCAGTGGTCAAAACATTACAGACTATAATGGTGACCTCTTTGAGCTGCCTCCGCAGCACTTTACTGAGTGGTTTACTGATCCCTGCCACCCAACCGAACTAAAAGATGCATCACTGGGGTCTATTGAAACTGGGATTGCACAGGGGGTTAAAAACTATCCTTTTGGGTGGTTTGGGTCATCGATAGGTACAGGCCAACCTACTGCAGTAAAAGAGAGAGCTAGTGCATTTTTTACGCAGAACAACAAAGCCCGTAGGCAGGACGATACTGTAGACTACACGGGTAGAATGTTCGATGGTATGATCTATGCTGTATCCAGGAAAGATGGTGCAAGTTTTAGTAGTGTAGCTTTTGACACAAACATAGGGAACGGGATGGACATTAGGGATACCCCTAATGGCCTTGGTGTTCTGACTAATGTGGCTCTAAATCTAATGGAGTACCAGAAGGAGAACACTAATGTGCTCCTGAGTGAGTTTATTTTTAACTACGCTGCTCCACCCTCCAATACAGAAATTACTACCGGAAATTTGATGGCACTGGGTATGCTGACTCCGCAAGATCTTATTAGTAATTATCTTAATTCATCGCATGGTTTCTTCTTGTGGCCAGGTGGCTCCGATGAGAATAACAGGCTATTGGGCTACCTCTTGGGCTCAACCAATAGCAATCTATCAGCTGCGACCGCAAGCTCGTCAAATTTCGCAACCAGTAACCCCCTTAGTAATGGGGGTGGGATAGCTATAGATAAACTTGATCAAACGGACTTCGGGGGTACTATAATAAAAGGACTACCGTACCACATATACGTATCAGGGTTTGATGCATTCGACTACGGTGGGGTGTCTACTCACCAAGACCCGGTAATAAACGACGCCGGTAGTAATGTAGATAGTACTATAAGCAATCCGTTCGGTGCAGCCACAATCAACATAAATCTAAACGACGGCGTAAAGCCCTACATGATTGGTGAATCGGACGACACTGGAGACAAGCCCTCATTTGTTATAGACTCCCAAAGAGTTAAAGTTGGGGGTAAGGGAGGTATGGGTACCGGACCTAGCGATGGCTACGTCCCTAGCAGCATAGAATACTTTGAAAAGACCATAACTAGAAATGGTGTAGAGCTTTCTCGGATAGGTATTGGGGCTGTTAAAACAAGCCCAACGACTCTTATAGCACTAAGAAGTGGGGCTCAAGAGGCCGATGGACTCCCTACACTAGACAGAAATTCTACATTCTGGGGAGGGGCTTTGTCTGATACCAACGAATTCAATCAAATTGAGCCTCTTCCTCTAGGTCAGAGACCGGCAGGATGTCTGCAGGATGTCATAGGGAGCAGTGGTGCTGTAATTTCCGCAGCCTGGACAGCACCGTTCAATAACCTATTTGAGTTTGAGCGAATATCATACAACGATGCTCTAGGTATCTTAACAAACGGATCGAGGGCACACGAATATTCAGGTTCTCGCAGGAAAACTTACTTAAGAGGTTGCATGCAGCCAATTAAAGAAATGAACCCTGCTTCAGGTACAGCAACAAGGCTAAGGATGCTGATAGATCCGCAAGTTACTAACACGACTGAAATTGTCTCGGAGGTTAAATTTGAGTATTTCTACCCTGCCGGTAATAGCGAGTTGGTGATTCCGCCATCCACTATATTCACTGAAGCAGATGGCGTAGGCATAGCCTTTAGCGATACCGGTATTGCCGACCAAGCCATTACCAGTGCAGCTAATGGCGTCGAGGTCTCAGATTTCGCTCAGACATGGGATTGTGGGTGCGATAATGACATTGCAAACTACGAAGCCTCTACAAGCACCGATGCTTTATCTGTGGCTGATGCTTCAGATGTATTTGCTTACAAGTACACTCCTGGTAGAAATCACTTTGATGATAGCTTCTACACAGAGAATTCATTCCCAACACTGTCTGCTCCTCAAGCAGGTGATGCAGAAGGAGAAGGCAATACATTCTCACCCAACACTTCCACAACTGCTTTTTCGGGGAATGGAACTTTCACTCAGGCAAATGGAACTCAAAAGCTCACACTGCTGCTTACAGCCAGTGGATCACAAGCACTTGACAGGCCCTACGTTGATGTAAACTCATCAAATTTCAACTGGGACAGCAGACAAATATTTGACAGTAGTGGGTATGGGATAGATGCAAACAGTGAAGCAAACTCCCACGACAACGAATATTTAACAGACGGAGGTGAAGAGCCAACGAGGCATTCTGAGATATACGTAACCCCTAAAAACAAAACCACCAGTACCGTACAGATGGGACTTGAGAGTGCCGTCAACAAGGCAGGTAATGTGTTTAAGATGGGTGAAGTTTTCGAGTTTGTAACACTCGGAGCGCAAGTAGTACCTGGAGGAGGAGAAGGTGGTGACGTACCAGGATGCACAGAGGAGGACTCTTTGAACTACGATCCTATAGCTACAGTAGATGATGATACATGCGTAACGTGTGAAGCTGATGATCTAGTTGGAACTTCAGCCCCAGATGTAGAACCCTTGATTGGAAATTACACAAACGCTTTAATAGGACCACTGGCTGCTATTACAAGTGCCAATACTCCATTTGACATGGGTCCTTGGTACAATAACGGCAATTACCAAGAGGGAACCTGGAATCAAGGTCAGATAGGTAATGCATTTAACCACTGGGGGCCATCTCTAAATGCTGCAGTAACTTATAGTGCAGACGCTGAAGGAATTGTGGTGCCGTTTGGGCCTGCTTGGGACGCCCTTTCTGTGGACCCTGCCGCTATATACACTCAATTTAAATTTGAGCATACGGTGTCTGTTGGTGATATGGGGCCTATAGGTGGACTTATAACAGACCAGACCTCAGATCTAGAGCCGCTAGCATGGACTCTAGAGATATACAAGATAGAGCAATGGGATGGGTCAGCTCTGGGTTGGAATTACGATCAATGGGAAGATACACCTAATAACTTCACAGGAGAGGATACTCCAGTTTCAGGTAGCCCTATAGGCACCATGACAAATCAAGGCACGGCCCTGGCCCCTAAGTTTGCTAGTTACACGATTGGGGCAACTGGAACTTCAGATAATGCCAATACGTTTAACTTTAACACAGTAGATATACTCAATGATCCACACGCTCAGACGTATTTACAGCCCGCCAAACACTATGTAGCTGTACTAAGACTGGATGTTTCCACCCTTATAGGAGGACTGACTAGTCCCGTCCTAGGAGACTGTAGAAGAAACTACGCTTTTTCGTTTAACTTCTGGAATCTGGTTTGTGGATGTGATATAATAAACTCGCCCACCTATGCAGGTAGATTCTTTGATTACCCATGGAGTGGAGCGATTCCATTCCCTGCGGGGTATACAAGCATTGGAGCTTGTAATACGGGGACGGCTCAGTCAAGGAGAATAAAGAAGAAAACAACCGATGACAACGGATTCTGTGCACCTATACCACCAGAGTTTAGCTGCGACAGTTTCATAGACGCTTGTGTTCATACCACATCCTTTGATTGTGTACCTGATCCGGGGGAAACAACCTCAACAATAACAGGTACCATAGAGATAGACGTGTTTGGGGCGTACACAAACAATGCAGATGGAGACCAGTACCAGTTCGTTTTGGGTACAGAGCTCTTCACATTTAATATATATGTGGTAAATCAAGAATATGCTAACCCCACCACATCGGTACTTGGTGCTAATGCACTTCAGGAGGTAATAGAAGTTACATCAGAGGCGGACTACAATAGCTACGGGGTCGATCCGTACAACGTTGCTGACAGCCCGCTGCATATTGTCCTTGATATAGTTGGGGCAGGGGAGTACTTTGTTTACATAGCACAAACCAACCAGTTTTCTTTCCAGGTAGATGCCGCAGGAAACCCTATAGTCTGTGAACCCATACTTATTGGGGGTGCCGGAATAGATGCCAGTGTCAATGGTGAGACTGAATGTCCAGAGACAATTGTAGGGTGTCTTGACGCAGCTGCTATAAACTTCGACTGCGCTTGCGATAACGCCAGTGAGGGGCCATGCAATGACGGTGTTACAGTTGACAACAGAGATTGTTGTATATATGTAGACTGTGATAACGTATACCTAGACGGCGAGATTGGGGCAGTAACTACTGAAAATACTAGGCTACTGTGTGTAGAAACAGACTTAGCTGACGGTGATACTATAAACACTCTACTGGATACTACCTCCGGAGCTATTACGGTAGATACCTTTGACGGAACCGTCAGCGGCGGGGAGGTAACAGGCACATTCATAATGGGTGTATTTGCCGTCGTGAACGGCAATACAGGAGCTGCCACAAGCAATATACTTAACTTGGTTGAAAACAGTGCGACCGCATTCGATACAACTCGCACAGAGCCAATCGTTGCTCCAGGTACAGCAGGACCATTGGGATTGTTGATGGGCTTCAGTGCTCTTGGAGATCCAATTCTTACTACAGGAACTGTATTGGCTGCTGGTCAGTATGTGGTCATGATGGTCAACAACTATCAAGCAGTACTAGATGAAAGTTGCTCAGGAGTAGGATTTATAGATAACTTCAATGCCATTGATCAAGTAGTTGTTGGAACAACCATTGACTACACCGACTGCCCAACACCATGTAATGATCAGACCAACCCCGCAGATTGCCCAGACATTGTAGGCGGCTGCACCGATGAGAATGCAGAGAACTACAACCCACTTGCAGACTACAATGACGGAACGTGCAACTATGCCGATAGCGATCCTTGTGATGCAGGAGAAGATGAAGTTGGGTGTGAAGATTGCGATAGCGCTGCTGCATCAGGTTTGGTTACGTTTAGAGATTGTGATGATTTTAACGACAGTACTGAAGGTTGTTGTGACCCACTAGCTTGCAACTACGACTCTACAGTAGATACTTGTTTGTCTAGCAGATGTGAATACTGCTGTGATGGGTCAGAGGACTGCTCTGATGATGTCACAGAGGATGAGTGCGAAGACCTAGACGGAAACATAATTCCAGACTGTGAAATACCAGAGTGTCCTGATCCCAACAACCCTATATGCTCAGAGCCTCCTGTTGATCCCTGCCCTAATGGTGAGTGTGGCGGACCTCCTGTAGCAGAATGTGTTATTCTTGGAAACTGCCCAGAAGGATTTGGTGATGACGGCGGTGGTGACCCAACCGTAATCTTTGAAGAGGAAATCGTCGAGGAAATATACTGTGAGCCTAACTTAGGACAGAGTGGATCGTTTGGAGAAGTACAGCGGGCAGCTATGACATGTTCCGCAAATGAGGGAAGCAAGCTTTTGTTTAAGATAAGATCTGGTGTAAAGCACGATCGTACTGATCTGATCAAGCTTGAGATGATAAACTACTTGTTTAACAACTCCATCAACCTTACATGTATAAATAGCTGCGATAACACTCGTGATCCAAAGGCACTGGCAAAGGGCATCAACAAGATATCCTGCGTAGATAATTGGAAGAGAGGAAACAAGCAGGTATGGACACCAACGAGTACTTATGCAAAAGGCACCGTTGTTGCAATTATTTACAACGAGGTGGGAGTTAGAAAGAAGAGGTACTACAGAGCTGTAGACAATGTATCTGCAGGAGATGTAAGACCGGATTCTACTATATCAAACATAAATGTGTCTAAGTGGGCACCATGTGTCGATACAAGAGGCAAGATGGCCCCAGCAGGACAAGAGAGACCCTATGTATACACGTTCTTTGAGTTTATGACTAAGTACTGTGAACAATGTTCCATCTACTCAGACCCGACTCAGGGAGAAACCCCCGCAAAACAAAAATCAAGACAACCTACAGTTAATCAAACTTCAGGTCTTGTAGATGAAAACGGGAATGAAATAAAACTATTCTAAGATGGCGCAAAGAGCTAAAGACTTAAGTAAGAAAACCAAGAGCAGTACTACAACTGATGAAGTGCTTATTGTTCAGAATACAAAGACCAATAAAGCAAGTCAGTTCCCACTGGATGACGTGTTCCCAATGCTACAGGATGGATCTACCAACAGTGGCAGCAAGTCCTTGGGCTCCGCCCTGGGAACAACTGCTCCAACGTCCCTCTTTGTAGGGGGAGGGTTTGGTAGTAGCATTACCGGCAGCGATAAGAACACATTGATATTTAAAGGTATTCGTTCAAACGATACTGTATTAGAGGTAAAGAATGAGGTTCTTAGCGCAGACGCAACAAAGACCAATCTTGTACTTGACTTCAATCAAGCTCAGCTTGATCTGAGCACCTGCGACAACACGACTTCAGGGTTCCTCTCACAGGCTACGCTGAGTAATTCAGCTCATGTAACAGGAACGTTGCCAGTAGCCAATGGTGGTACAAATTCAACTTCGTTTCCAGACAAGTCCGTGGTTATTACGCAGGACTCAGGAACTGATAGAATTTCTGGAGTAGCAATGTCTACAAATGGGCAACTCCTAATAGGGGGTACATCAGGACCTGCAGTGGCAACACTTACCGCTGGTACAAATGTCGCCATTACAAATGCAGACGGAGCTATTACAATTGCTTCTAGCATTGGGACTATAAGCTCAACCCTGGATACCTCAAACAACAACATTGACTTGGGCACAGGGTGGCTGAGTGGTGATGGTACAGCAGAGGGAGTCAATATAGATTCTGCGGGTCAGGTATTTATTGGAGCAGGTAACCCAACAGCATACTTTACAACTGACCTGAATGTCAATGGTAGTGTGTCTCTTGGTACATCAACAGGCAACGAGTCTATAACGGTATTAGCCAAGCCCTGCACTTCTGGTGTAACTCAACCAGTTCTTATTGGGGGATCTAACGCAAGTGGTACAGGCAATGCTGGTGGCGCCATGATATTGCAGGCTGGAAACGGCGATGGCAATGGAGGTGGTGGATCACTGACACTTCAGGGAGGTGTAAAGGCTGGTAGTGGCACAGATGGAGATGTTCTTATTAAAACTGGTGCATCTGGTAGTTTAACTACAGCCTTGACTGTAGATGAAAACCAAGATGTTACTGTCAATGCTGGTAGCTTGATTGTGACTGCGGCTACTGAAGGTATCGTGCACACAGGCAGTGGAACTGTTACTCAAGCAACTAACCATACTACAGGTGTAACCATTAATGCTACTTCTGGCGTAATACAGCTAGCAGCTGTTGCACTCAATGCTGCAACAAATGCAGAATTTACTGTAACAAACAGTACTGTACAAGCCGACTCAGTTATTATCTTAACAGTGCAGGACGAGAATACAACAAATAACGCTCAGCTCACAGCATGCACACATACTATAGCTGGGGGCAGTTTCAAGATTTCAGTGTTTAACCCCGCAGCTACAGGAGCTACTTCTGCTACAGCAAGTAAGATTCACTTCTTGATTATAAATAATTCTGTGTAACTTTAAGTAAACCATTAAATACATTTTACTATGACGAAAGTCGAAGCAACCAACCGTGAATTTCTTGATCTCTTTAGAGGTCTTGAATCAGTTAAACAAATCAAAGGAGCACGTTTTGCAGTGCTCGTTGGTAAGAATCTTAAGGAACTGAGGCACCACCTCGAGCCCATTGAGAAAGCAGCAGTCCCAACTATAAAGTTCCAAGAAGTATCTGTACAGATGCAGGAACTCGCAGACAAGGAGGACAAGGAAGCTATGATCAAGCTCGAGGAGGAGAACACAGATTTGATTGAAGAAAGGAAAGTTCAACTCGCTGCTGTAGAGGATATGCTCGAAGAGCCAGCAGAACTCTTCCTACACGTGATCAAAGAAGCTAAGCTTCCTGAAGAGATTACCGGTGAGCACATTGAAAAGCTCATTAAAATTATAGAATAATGCCCTCAATAGTTACAAGACTTAGTATACGGTCTAAAAACCTATTCACCAACGGAATTACTGGTCGTTACGACAAAGTAACATCTGTTGGTCAGGATGCAGATAGGCGAGTAAGAACGATTAAAGAAGCCTCTGGTGCACCTGCAACTCTTATAGATGCTACTGATTACCACAGTGCTGGCACTGAAACAGTGTTTATGTTTATCAAAAACCTCACTGGTACGGCTAATAAGTTCTTGTACATTAAGATAGGAAGCCAGATTGCGTTTAAGCTTAAGCCCAATGGGTACACTATCTTTCCTTGGTACGTAAACAGTGGAAGTACTGATATTATGATCTACTCAAACGACGCCTCAACTGGTGTTAAGGTGGAGTACTTCGCATCTAAGGAAAGCACGTGATGGCTGATCGTAAGAAAATAAAAGATACCCTCCTTGGCAAATGGTTGGCGGAAAAGGCACCTAATGTACTTGGTACAGTGGGTGACCTTCTCCCCGACAAAGGAGCTCTTGGTGTCGTAAAGAACCTCTTGGACAAAGAGCCAGGGGTTGATCCAGCTGAAGCAAAAGCTAAGATAGATGCTGAGATAGCATTCCAAAACAACGTTACTGAACGTTGGAAGGCTGATATGGGAAGCGACGTTAAACTCGCTAAGCTTATCAGGCCTGTTACACTTATTGCACTTATGGTCATGTTCATGGCTACTATGGTTGCAGATAGTATGGACGGGTGGCCTTTCAATGTAAAAGACTCCTATGTCTCTCTGCTGGAAATACTGATGCTTACAGCATTCGGTGCATACTTCGCAGGCAGAACTATAGAGAAGGCTAAAAAGTAATGTACAAACCAAACACATGACCGTAAATGAAATAAAAGATTTCCTGGCTGAGAAGCATGGATATCTTAAAAAGAGTGCTGACGTACTATCTGAGAGACTTAATTGCCCGATTGAAGATTGTGAGACAGCACTCTACGAAGCCAGAAAGTTGGCTCGTAACACAGAAGACAACGATAACGATAGCAATAACGTTATCAATGAATTCGAACAGTTCCTTGACAAAAACGGCATCAGCCAGTCTGATGTATCTAGCGTAAAGTTCTGGCAGACGGTGTCTGGACAGCAGCGATTCTCCGTCGTTACTAAGGGAGAGTCAATGAGTGTTGAATCGATTAAACAAGAGATTGAACAATTCGCGGCAACCTATAGCCCCAGTGCTCCTAGGAAGCCTCGTAAACCAATTATTGATCCTGTAGCATATGAGATATCACTACCCGACATTCACTACGGTAAACTTCATGACTTGAACCTGACACAGGTTGAAGACGAATACATGATTGCCGTGCAAGATCTAGTACGCAAGGCATCAGGACTTGGTATAGAAAGGTTCATACTCCCAATCGGCAACGACGGAATGAACTCAGAAGGTATGAGAGGTACAACCACTAAAGGGACTCCACAACAGGACTCCGGAGGGTGGAAGGATACTTTCAGGGGATACTGGCAACTGATGACTACAGCAATAGACTTCTTGAAAGAGAAGGCTCCTGTAGATATCATTGTCATATCAGGTAACCACGACTACGAGCGCATGTTCTATGCAGGAGATGTGCTCGCAGGATGGTACAGGAATGATGCCGATGTTACTGTGGATAACAGCTACAGTTCTCGCAAGTACTACGAGTACGGCAAGAACATGTTGATGTTTACTCACGGCGACAAGGAGAAGCCTGCAGACATGCCACTCATTATGGCGACTGAAAACCCAGAAATGTTTGCGCGTACATCACACCGTGAGGTACACTGTGGGCATCTTCACAAAGAAATGGTGAATGAGTACAGAGGTATCAAAGTACGCTTCATACCATCTATTTGTCCTAACGATGAATGGCACAAGCAGATGGGGTACGAGGCTAAACGAACAGGGCAAGCATATATATGGAATAAGTTCAAAGGACTTGAAGGCTATTTACAGACAAATGTTAGAATTTGACGACATAGACGATGATGATTTCGTCTCCTCCGTAGAAGAGGAGATTGAGATCTTAGACGAGGCATATCGCAATGCGTATGCTATCGCCACAGGTAGAGTATCTGTGACTGAGCTCCTATCCAAGAGCCCGGACATGATATTCCTACCCTTCGATCCTTCTGCTCCTGAGACATTCAGGATGGTCATTGACGATATAATAAAGTACTTTGAAGAGAACGAAGAATACGAAAAGTGTGCTGAGCTAATCAGTGCGAAAGAAAAGCATCAATGACCCTAGATGAGATTGCATACAACATTCTAAACCTGCTCCGAGGAGGTAGGTCTAGCAATGACGAGCTTATATCTATCGAACAGATAAAGTTCAACATCAAGCACTATCGTGCTATGTTCATACGTAGAGACTATGCTAGAAACGGCTATGTCTCCAACCACCTTGAGCAGGACTTGGGGTGTATAGACCTAGAACGTGTTGACGCAAGCAAGTGCTGCAATCTCCCACAGGACTGTCCAGTCTACAGGACCAAACGAAAGTTACCTAAGACTGTAAGGTTCAACTTATCTGATGCATTTACCTTCATAGGTAAACCCAATGGGACAGGTACTATACCTAAGATAGAAGCTTACGAGATAGAGTTTCTTCCGTACGATAAATATACTTCTAGGCATACTAAATATTACATCATTGATGAGTATATTTACGTATACGAACCTAAGGGGTTAGAGGCAATTAATATTAGGGGGGTATTCGAAGACCCTGAGGCTGTATCAAACTTTGCTACATGTGATGATGGGGATTGTTATGATGAATACTCTGACTTCCCACTCCCCATGGATATGGTGTCTGCTATAACAGCCGGAATGGCAGCAGGCGAACTGGCACTCCTATCTGGGGGTGTTAATGATACAACTAACGATAGACAACAAGACTAATTATGGCTAATACAACAACAGACAGGCTCTTAGAGAGGTTAGGCACTAAACAGGACGCAGCTAACACAAGCCTGGCAACTATACAAACTGATGGGGCAGCATCTAAAAGCTCTAACAACACCACTCAGTCGGAAGTAACTCAGCACAACGCAAGAGCTTTTGGACAGAGTGGATGCATCCTGGTTACAGGAACTGCAGCATGCACTGCTACAGCCGGATCAGGTTCTTTGAAGTTTGTAGCTATACAATTCCTTGAAGACACTGTGTTTGATTCAGGATCAGGAGGCTTGGTAGCTACCACTGAGAACTTGTACCTCGATGATGCAGGTACAGGCGCGGGAGTTGCTTCAGGAGGTGGTGGTGCAGCTATTGATGGTGTTACCTTCCCAAAGGGAATGACCTTGTACGGTAGATACGACGGCTTTAAGTTGGCATCAGGTAAAGTAGTAGCATACTTGGGATGATTGGTCTGGGGCTAAATACAGCTGAGGATACCTCGCACCCTACTTTGTTTGGTGGGCTACCTGCTGAGACACAGAACTATTCTGTGTATTTGGACGGGGCCAGTGACCGTATACAAGGACCCAACTTGTCAACTACCTGGTTGCAGGTATGGGATGCCAATGCACAATTTAGCCTACACTTTTCCATAAAGCTAGATGCATTGAACATGACAATTAGCTTTAGTGGAACAACAAATGACTTTATCTGGTTTTCTGTAGACGCTTCTGGTGATCTGCAAGTATCAGGAGCTATAAGTGGTGCCTCAACAGGATCGGAGAAATGGGATACAGGCTTTTCTACAGGCACTTGGTATGATGTAGTTATTACAGCTACTAATGACACAAACCGAGATCTAAAGTGCTATGTCAACAAAGTTGAACAAACTGCTAATGTCGTCATAAATTGGGAAGCGTCTCATGATATGGCTGCTATTTCAGGTAAGTTTACCATGGGTACATTTATGAACATACTAGACTACGACTTTAGGATAGACAGGCTTGCCTCTTGGAGCACCGTTCTTACCGCTGCTGAGA